ATTGTGCAAATCCAAGGTAGTCTGGAAGGTTATTTAAAACATTACTGACTGTAACCTTTTTGTTTACTGGAGTACCAGAAGGGTCGTCAATAACATGAAGCAAGTCTTCACCTGCGATGCCTGTCCCTAAGTCGGACAATGCTGTTACTTTTTTATCTGCCATTTTAAGTTTCCTCTCTAATTTAGCATGTTAAAAACCCACAACATGTGGGAATATTACTTCGTGCATATACACGAATCATAGTTTAGGAGTAACTAGATGAGGATGTATATCCCACCCCAGCACTCGTATCACCAGAGGCAATGGTGTCTGTTGCACCAGTTACCTTTATCAATGATGTGTTAATATCTAGAAGGTTACTTCTATATGCAACACTGTCATATGAATTCGGATTCACTGTAAAGTGAATTGTGTCATCGGTATTAATTGTTGAAAGTACATTAACACCATTAATTGTTATTTTACCATTTGAATAGTCTACTGTTCCTGCTTGACTGTCTGCATAGACTCTTGTTGAACCACTTAGAGAATATCGTCTTAGATTACCTTCTCCATCATCATCAAAATAGAAAGTATCTGTAAATCCAGATACTAAGAAACCAGTGGTTTCTAAAATACCACCACCAGCTTTGTTATGTCCTGTATGTGGATTATAAAATCCATTTCCATCTCCAAACTCTACTTCATAACCTTTGGATTGTCCAAAAGTAGGAGTCACAGTTTTTCTAAGTTTGACAGTTGTAATATTCGAAAGAATCGAGGATTCTGCACTGTCTATGTCTTTTGCTAGAACTGAGTGCCTAAAAATACTATCAAACCCACTTAGATAGGTACTGTCATGTGTAATGATTGCAGCCCTTACTAGTGTTTCTAGTTCAGATACAGTTTTAGTTGTTGCTCTAGGATTGAACTTAAATGTAGTTGTCACTAGGATGTCTATAATATCTGCATCAACTATTTCTGGTCTGACTGTTAACATATTTAGTTTTCTCATCTTGTCTCTTAACAAAGTTTTTTCAGATGAGGTTAATTTATTTACATTCTGAGAAGGTTTAATTGATATAAATATCTTCCCATATTGTGGTGGATTATTATCTTCACCACCCCAGACTGATATAGAATCTGCGCCAGGATATAGTGTTTGTAATTTTGATTTGTAGTCATCTACTGTGACTAATCTGTTTTGTGAGGTGTAAAACTTAGAAGCTGCAAATCTAATTGATTCAATTCCTTCTTTTGCTTTACCACCAGATGATGCAGTTTTAGTAATTAAAGTTACATCTGAATTACCACCAATTGCATCAGTCATAGTAAACTGACTTGCACCTTCTGTATGATTTTCATCTGTTACCAAGTATGATATTGTTATTGTGTCTCCATCTAAAGGTTCTGCACTAATAACACCATCACCAAAATATATTTCAAAAAGACCTTGGTCATTTTCTTGAACATACCATACTTTACTATCTTTGTCCACTGCACTAATATCTGTTGATTGAGACCATGCAGATGAACCACCACCTGTTGATTGTACTGTGACTGTAACTGTTGAAGTATCTACAAGTTCTTCTGTAAGTGGAAATCTTTGGTTTTGAATTTGTCCATTGTATGCAAAGATATCTGAATTCATTTTACCTTGATATATTTCAAGGTCTTCAAATTTAAAGACACCATTTAATGGAGAAATTGTTTGTGAAGAAAGAGCAACATATGGATATGTAAATCCATCATACACTGTTTTAAATTTATGTCCTCTACTAATTGTCAAAGATGTAGGAGTCTCACCACCAATTAAAGGATTGTTTACCTGTAAATCCATTGTTGCCATAGAGGCAGTTGCACTCGTTGGTGTGTAACCAATTTCTTTTGCACGAGAGACTACATTCTTTCTTATTTGTGCAGTATCCAAGAACAACTCAGATGCAACCATGTTTGCATTAAAAGCTGATACATGTGAACTGTATGCAAGAAGGTCAATCAATAAACTAATATTACTACCTTCAAAGTTGTAGTCTTTAAGAGTCGATTGACCCTTAAGATATTCTTTTAGATTAGATGCAATATCATCGAAATCTAAATCGGTGATATTGACTTGTGAACTTTTTACTGTTGCCATTTTATCTTACTCTCTGTAGTATTACTTCTAATTCTTGTGGTTCTGTTACTCCAATAATCCCATAGTGTAAATTAACATACATTCGATTTCCTCTATCTTGATTTAAATATATGTTATCAATTACAACTCTAGGTTCGTAATCTTGGATTGCCTCGGTAATTTGTTTTCTTATTTCAAATTTAGTAATGTCATCTGCAAGTTCAAATAAAAGAGCTCTTAAGTTTGCACCAAAGTTTGGTTTAAATGGTCTCTCATAATTATTAGTCAACATGATATTTCTAATTGACCTTTTAACTGCATCATTATCTTTTTTAAGAACCAAATCACCAGACGATGGATGGGGTTGTAGATTTAAATCAATATCTGTATACCATCTTCGTGCAGTAATTTTGTTTTGGTTCTGTAAATAATTATTACTCATAATAGTATTTATGCACCTTCTCCCACTAGATTGTCAATCGATATTTGTTTTGGAAACCCAAGAAACTCTAAGAACGAACATAGAGTAAATGGTATCGGTATATCATCTGGTATAAGTATTCCAATATACTTTTTAAGAGAATCTAAAACTGCTTCAAGTAACATTTGAGGTAGATTTCTTATGAAGTTATCAATTCTGTCTCTTAACTTATCTATGTTCCAGTTTGGAAAATCTACTTTTTTAAACTCACCTATTTCTTCTAAATCAATTAAGTCACCTAATGTCTCTGGTAAATCGAGTCCTACTAATTCTGCCTGACCAGCTATTTCTGATACTACTGGTAAAGGGTATGCAAGTAATTCTTCTTGGAAATCTTTACCTGCTTCTTTAAATTGTTTTTTTAATCCCATAAGAAATGCATCGGTATCAAAATCTAGTTGACCACCATTTACAACCATGCCTGGCAAACTTATTAGTAAGTCTAGGTAATCTGTGAATGGACTTCCAGCTGCCTTAATAGCTTCTATTACAGTTTCAAGAGCTGCATCTTCTAATATATCTTTTAGTGTACCAAAAATATTTCCTTGAAATAATTCTTTTACTTTTGCAACAAACTCTTTCCATGCTTTACTCATCTTAATTGCTGGTGCATCAATACCATCTGTACCATCCCAGTTTTCTAAAACAAAATCTGGAACAAGTAAGTCTATTATTTCATCACCAGCTTCTTGGAATTCTGTTAAGAGTTTTGCTTTATAATCTGGGTCTGTTATTAATTTTTTAACATCAACTGTTATACCTGTAATTGGTTCTATAACAGTTAAAGGAATTGGTATTATTGAACTAAATTTTTCTGCAATGAAGACCAGTGGATATAATTTAAATTCTTCAATGATTGCTTGTATCTTACCTTCCCATTCTAATTCTGGTATATCTAAAGTAATACCATCCCAAGAATGAGATAAAGGAAATGCACCTAATAATTCTTCAAGAGGTTTAATATATTCCCAACCATATTGATTCCCAATAAAAATTATTATTTTTTCTAGGTCATCAGCAGTTGGTTTAACAACCTTCGGACATGGGACTTTAACTGGTTCAGTAGAGGTTGTCATTAATCGTACTTAGTACCATTTAATGATACATTACCTTTTAATTTAATTGCACCACCTTTAGAAGTAATTGTGCAGTCTTTATCTACAGTAATAAAAACATTACCACCATCTTCGGTTTTTCCTTTTTTAGTAATTAAATTATAATCACCATTTGCAAGTTCTATATCTGCACTACCAGCTATTAATATTTTTTTATCCTTCATTATTATTTCATAAGAATCATTAGAGACTTTCATTGTCTGTGAACCATCTGGTAATATTTCTAAACGAGTCCCAGACCTATGATACATATGTAATCTTTCTGAGCCAGGGGTATCATCCATTTCTAATACATGACCAGATTCGGATTCAACAATATGTGCAAAAGGATATATTGGATTTACTACTTCTTGACGACTTAATTCTTTAACTGTACCACCTTTAGTTTGTTCGATTAAATTATGTGGATAAGAATTTAATTGACCTTGCATAGTTCTATGCACATCGGATAATTTATTTTCAGTATATTCTTTTCTCGGAAAGTTTTCTTTAAGTCTAGCAGCTTGATTATGAGTATCGCCTGAACCAAATATCTTACCTACTATTCCCTCGGCAATTTTGTCAAGAAGACTTTTATCTTTACCACCATCAATAACAGTACCCATACCATCCAATTTAAATTCTAAGGTATTCGGTCTTACTGGAGAATTTTCTAGAGTTAATCCAAATGCATAGTTTCTTCCAGTCTCACTATTGGC